ATGGAAAAAACTTACGAAGATAGAAAATCGGAAATTGAATGGATGGGAGCGGCACTTCACTACCAAGAAGGCGGCGATCCTGACGAGTTGGCAGGCCTGCTCCGCAGCGACAAGCCCATCCCGCCCATAGCCCGCGCCTTCTTGGCGCGCATTGTATTAGGCGATGTAAAACTCTCCGATCGGAGGGGAAAATCAAACTCTAAGGTCACAAGAAAAGATCGAGAACAAATCAGAGCCGGTTTAGAAAATGTTTATGTCGAGACACAAACTGTACTGATTTTTGCAAACGAGCTAGCTGATGAAATAGGCGTTGAAGTAATCGACATTAGACAAAAAATGGAGAAATTTAGACGGAATGCTGTTAAACAATTAGCAGATCATTTCAGCATTTCCGAAAATACTATTCGACAATATCACGATGCAAACCGATCGATCAATTTAGCGTGGTGTTTAGCCGGGAAAAATGATTTTGAATTCGACGGAAAAGTGATCCCCGGCCTATTCGGAGAACCAAAGCAGTTAGCGGAATCAGCCCTTAAAACGGCACGAGGATATTTAGAGCATCCGGAACTGTTCTTTAACCCCCTGACGGAATAAACCGCGTTATTCCGTCAGACCATTGCCGAGATAAACAGATTTATTCCGTCTAGCCGTTTTTGATATTTTTTTAATCCAACAGAGAATCCTTATCACACCGCTAGCCAGCGGCTTCGTAACCACTGATAAGGATACTCATGAACAAGCAATCTCTCACTATCGCCGACTTCTGCGCCGGCCACGGCAATATCTCCCGCAGCTTCTTTCACAAGCTAGTCAATGAGGGAAAAGGACCGCGCCTGATGAAGATCGGACGTCGCACCATGATCAGCATCGAGGCGGCCGCAGAGTGGCGCGCCAAGATGGAAGCACAAACAGAACAAACCGTCGCCGGGGTTTGATCGTGGATGGCCAGCACAACAAGGAAACGATGATCCTGGCGATCATGCGTTCCGGGCAGAGCCTGAATCGGTTTGAAGCTGAGCGCTTGGGCGATCATTGCCTTCACTCCACAATTTCCACCCTGCGCAGCAAAGGGAATCTGTTTAGTGACACCTGGGAATGGGTGCCTACGCGCTTCGGGGAAACTCGCGTAAAGCGTTACACCTTCGCCGGAGTTGCATCTTGATCACCGCAACGAAAGCTATTGACGCCGGTTTACTGCCGGAGTATTCTCGACACGTCCCTGAGAAAAAAGGGACCTGGGGTGAGAGCCAGAAACGACAAAGGCGGACAGCCGCTGCCAAGCGGTATTTTTTCGTCCGAACCATGCTGATCCTTCTATGGGCGGTGGTGGTGGGGAGGCTTCGGCCTGCCGGTTTCCTTTGTCACCGGTCTCTCAACCCTGCTATCTGCCGCCCACCCCGTTTGAGAGCGGGGCGCGGCATCACTGCCGACAAAGGAGGTCACCATGCCTAGTACGATCACGCTCGTCCCCTCGCAAAATCAACACCAATCTAGCCCTCTTTACTGTGGTGGCAATCTCGGCCTCGGAGAGAGCGATGAGGATTGCTTTTTCACCATAAAGCTAAATGGCGTAGTCCATTTCTGGACAGTTTTTGAAACGATTATTCGCCTCGATGAGTTTTCAGAGACTGCAAGGCGTCGGATTTTGCTCGACTGCGATATTCAAGTAATGATGCGGAAGCGGTATGGCTAAGCCCAAGTATCAAGACCCTCAAGGACGCCATATTCGGGTGTACGCATCGCTGCTTAACAGCCCGGCGTACAGAGTCATTGGATTTGCCGCAAAAGCACTGTTCTTTGACCTGCGAGAAAAAATCACTGGCACGAATAATGGAAATATAAGTGCCACATTAGGCGATATGAGGCATAAGGGTTGGACCGCCTCCGCCACACTCGCAAAGGCCCTGTACGAGCTCAGAGCAATGGGATTTATTGCAGTTACGGTAGAGGGTGGCCTCAAACAACGTCAGCGCACACCATCCCTTTATCGGTTCACTGACCTGCCCGTTCTAGATCAGCCGAAGATCGGTATCCAGTCCATGCCTGCTAGTAACGATTATTTACGGTATGAGACTGTACGAGACGCTGAGCGCGCCCTAGTGGAGCGATTCAGCGAACTTCAAGAAGAGGGAAAGAAAAAACAACTGACGAAAAAAATCCCCCCTGTTCAAAATCTGAACTGTTCCAGTTCAAAATATGAACTGAAAGGGACTTTTCTCAGTTCAGAATCTGAACAGGTAGCGAACTTTCCAGTTCAAAATTTGAACACTGGAAGAATTCCAAAAACAAGCTGAAAACCCGCATGAAATATGAATTTCGCATGTGATTTTACACAAGTCCAAAAAAAATTCTCCCTGTTCAATATCTGAACTCCTTTTATATATTGCCAGGGTATGGGGTTTGCTGCCGGCTAAAACATGCTAATTTAGCACTGGGATAAGATAATAACTATTGGAGGGAGTATGCAATTTCGTTGGGTGCCTGTTTCTGGTGAGGCTTCAGTTGAAAGTCCGAATCACCTCCGATTTCCAGGGGGTACGTCTACGTATACAACCGAAGAAGGCGAAATAAAGCACGATGGTGCAAAAGTCGCACAAATGCTCTCGGATGCTCGATTTAGTGGCGGAAAAGTAAGTGCCACAATAAATTTTAAAAAGATATCAGAACGACTTGCTGCTGGGATTACGTTGATGGCGAACCCAGAGCTTGGGGCGCATTTGAGCGTAATACTAGGGTCTGGCCCTCTGTGTAGTGTACGCATGTGGCCTGGCATTTCTAGCCAAAATGGATCAACAGGCGCCACACCAACTTGGACAGACTACGGCGCCGTAGGTAGTGCAACCAGCCTTCTTGAAAATCACGATTACCATCTTGAAGTCTCGGTTACAGGATCTCGCGTCGTAGTGGTGCTAGATGGAGTCCAACTTATCAACACAGATTTAAAATACAGCGTCCCAAAGTACACCCTCGGAGCCTGGTTCTTCTCCAAAGACGAAATCGATTTTCGAGACTTTCGTGTATCCTCAGTGAGCGCAACCGCCTTTGTAGTAATGGAATTTACGGAGTCGTTCAACGACTTGTACGCACAAGTTATAAAACCAATATGTGAACAATTTTCGGTGGAAACATTACGGGCAGACGAAAGATATGGCCCAGGATCAATCCTGACAGATATACAGAAACAGATTGTCGAATCAAGCTTAATAATTGCAGACATTACACCAATGAACGCCAACGTTTTCTATGAGGTTGGCTATGCGCATGCTCTACGAAAACCAACTATCCTTCTAGCTCAACGTGGCACGAAATTACCATTCGATATATCGGGGTTTCGAACGATTTTCTACGACAACACGATCAACGGGAAGGCAAAAGTTGAAGAAGGTCTTCAGCGCCACTTGAAAGCAGTACTCTCAGGCACACTGTAACTAGCGCAGCACTGGAACAGTTCCGAATTCGGAACTGTTTACATATGCCCCACAGACTCTGTAACAGAACGTGTCACTACTTCTGTGGAAATTAGCCGCCGACAACTTGCTTCAGGGCCGCCCCCGCTAAAAGCTTAATGGCATCAAAGGTCAGCTCAAGACCTTTTTTCTTTGCCGTCTCTTTAACCGCATTCCAGATTGTCGCCGAGCGCATGGTATCGAGCAAATCATGACCATCCATCGTTAAACGCGGACTGGAACGGCTGTAATAAAGATCTCCCGATGCCCCTCTTTTAACGCTGATACCTTCGACATATCCAGCCTCAACGAGCAACTCAAGATGACCGAGGATACGACCGACTATTTCGTCATATTCCTTTTGCTTCTTGAGAAAGTCTGCTTCAGTTTCACCGTCGAGCCATTGAACCTGCTTCTTAGGTAGCTCAGCAAAGACATCGCTTTCTTCTTCGATGTCGGTCAGTTGTTTTCGAATTAAATCCCAATCCCTTTTCATGCCGACCTTTCACTGATTATTGTTGTTGGACGGTGCAACTTTACCACGGCATTTGTACGTTGAAGTGTATGGAAGTATTAACTTTCGTAGCACGTTATTCCGGCTGACATCCTTTGCTATAAGAGGCTATTCCCTCCCCCTTTGCAAAGGACCACCCATGCCGCATCGAATCAAAGAGCAGCGCGCTCAAGCCGTCGCAGAACTGCGTAAATTAGTCGAAACCGCACAAACTGAAAAGCGTAGCCTGACCGGCGACGAAGTAGCGAAGTTCGAAGCCCTCAAAACCAAGATTGCAGACCTCGAAGCCGACGAATCCCGCGCCTTGTTCCTGGCTGAAGCCGAGCGCCGCCAACAAGGCCAGCCGGTGGACCGTCAATCAGCAGCGCTCGAAAGCCGCATCAACCTGCTGGACGCAATCCGTAGCCAGATGCGCGACGGCCGCGTCGATGGTGCTCTGGCTGAGTTCCAGCAAGAAGCCACTCGCTCAAATGGCCGGGCAGCCGAGGGTATCTACGTCCCGATGTCGGTGTTTGAATCCCGAGCCCAAACGACCACTACCGCCGCCGGCATCGTGCCAGGTGATTTCCGCGCTGATCAGTTCATCGGCCCGCTGCGCAATTCGCTGCTGATGCGAAAGCTCGGTGCTCGCGTGTTGTCCGGCTTGCGTGGTGATCTGACCATCCCGAAATACAAATCAGGTATGTCCGCTGGCTGGGTTTCTGAAAACGAAGCACTGCCTGAATCCGGAATGAGCTTCGAAGACATCGGCATGAAGCCGCGCCACGTTGGCGCACTCACTGAAATGTCCCGCCAGTTGCTCCAGCAAAGCGATCCAAGCATCGAACAACTCGTGCGCGACGATCTGGCATACGTCATGGCCGAAGCTCTGGACCGCGCTATGTTGATTGGCGACGGTGTAAAAGAGCCGCTGGGCTTGTTGAATCGCCCAGGCCTGCAATCTGGCACATTGGCAGTTCCTACATGGGACGCTGTGTTGACGCTGGTACAAAAGCTGGAAGACGTGAATGTTTCCGCCAATAGCTGGCTTACCCTCCCTACGGTAGCAACGAAGCTGCGCGGTACGCTCAAGTCCGAAACTGCCGGCTCGACCTACTTGGCCACTGGTGGTCAGATGGCTGATCTGCCACTCAATGTCACCAAGCAGGTGCCGCTCAAGGCCGGTAAAGGACAAATCATCTTGGGCGACTTTTCGCAAATGCTGCTGGGTTTGTGGGGTGAAGTCGATCTGCTGGTCAACCCATACGCTGAAACCGCATACAAGCGCGGCGGCGTGATGGTCCGCGCCATGATGACTGCCGATGTGAATGTTCGCCATGAAGAAGCGTTTGTTGTCGCTTCCGACATCGCGTAAATATCGGGGGCGCTATGAGCGAAAAAATGCGAACCATTCGCCTGTATGGCACGCTCGGCACTACTTGCGGGCGTGTACATCGCCTTGCTGTGCGTAGCGCAGCAGAAGCGGTACACGCGCTCCGAATTATGTTACCTGGCTTCGAGCGAGCTTTGATGAGCGGACGCAGCCGAGGTATCACATTCGCAGTATTTCTCGGCAAAAGAAATATCGGTCGAGATCACCTGCAAGATCCTGTCGGCGATGATGATATTCGTATTGCACCGGTGATCCAGGGTAGCAAGCGCGGCGGTCTGCTGCAAACGGTTTTGGGCGCGGTGCTGATTGTTGTTGGCGCAATTATGAATGTTCCCGCCCCTGGTTCTGGCGCACCTTTAATAGGATTTGGAATTGCCATGATGGCAGGCGGCATTGTGCAAATGCTATCACCTCAACAGCGTGGAATCTCAACCAGGGACAACGTTGAAAACGGGGCAAGCTATAACTTCAATGGCCCGGTCAATACCAGTGCGCAAGGCAAGGCAGTCGGGTTGCTATACGGACGCCTGATGATTGGTTCATCGGTGATTTCTGCGGGTATTGTCGCGGAGGATCAAGCTTGATGAATAGCTTTGAAATACGAAGTGGCGGCCAATTACGCGCCATTTCGCCCGGCAAGCTGGCCGGCTACGCGATCCTGTATAACTCGCTGTCCCAAGATTTGGGCGGGTTTGTTGAACGAGTTATGCCCGGCGCCGTGAAACGTTCGCTTTCACAGCCGGACAACATACGGGCGCTATACGAACATGATGCCCAGCGCATCTTGGCCCGCGTCGGCAGTGGCACTCTCGCGCTGACCGAAAATACCAAAGGGATCCAGTTCGAAATGTCCCTGCCCGACGTCACATACGCACGTGATTTAAGCGTATTGGTGGAGAGAGGCGACATTGCCGGTGTGAGCTTCGGGTTTAAGGTTAATCCGGGTGGCCAGCGCTGGGAAATGCGCAATGGCCAGTTGACCCGCGACCTGACCGACATTGCCTTGTCTGAAATCAGTATCACTGCGGACCCAGCTTATCGAGATACCAGCGTTGCCTTGCGCAGCATGGGCGAATGGCGCACACAGGATTACCTAGACAACTTGTCCACTTACATCATACGGGCCTACGAATGAGCCTGATAAAACGAGTGTTGGGTTTGATCAAGCCCGAGCAGCGCAGTGATCCAAGCTGGGATGCGGTGGCGCTGCTGGGTAATGGCAGGACCGGGCAGGCGCAATCGATTAGCGCCGTGTATGCCTGCGTATCGGCCATCAGCGAGACGATCGGCAGTCTGCCCTTGCACCTGTATCGAGAGACGGCTGACGGCGACCGTGTACGCGCCAGCGATCATCCGCTGTACGACGTTCTGCAGTATCAGGCGAACCCGTTACAGACCGCTATGGAATTTCGGGAAATGATGCAAGCCGCCGTTCTGCTGCGAGGTAATGCGTATGCTGAGATCATCCGCGACGGTGCCGGCCAGGTGATCGCCTTGGAGCCACTTCAGCAGATCACCGTTCTGGAATTGGACTCTGGCCGGCTGGCCTATGACGTGACCCAACGCGGCAAGATCCGCCGCTTGCTTCAGGAAGAAGTATTCCATCTGCGCCACCGCAGCGAGAATGGAAAAACAGGCATCAGCCCGTTGACCGCCAGCCGCGAAACTATCGAGCTGGCACTGGTTGAGCGCGACCACGGCACGGCAACGTTTGCCAACGGCGCCAAGCTTTCCGGCATTCTGAAATTCCCTCAGCAACTGAAGAAGGAGCAGCGGGACAGCCTCAAGGCTTCATGGGATACCCAGCATGCTGGTGCGGCCAATGCTGGCAGGACTGCGATTCTCGATAACGGAGTGGAATACCAGACCGTCAGCATGAGCATGGAGGACAGCGAGTACCTGGCATCACGTCAATTCTCGGTTGAGGAAATAGCGCGTCTGTTCCGCGTACCACCGACCGTCATCGGCGACCTGCGTCATGGTAACTATTCGAATAGCGTGGAGATGAACCGCGCCTTTGTCACCCACACCCTGCGCCGCCATCTGGTCTGCTGGGAACAGGCCATCAGCACTCAGCTACTGACCTCGGCAGCCCGCAAGCAATTGTTCGCAGAGCATAGCGTTGAGGGTTTGCTGCGTGGCGATAGCACCAACCGAGCGGACTTCTACGACAAGGGCATTGATGCCGGCTGGCTGTTGCGCAGCGAAGCCCGTCGCCTGGAGAACTTGCCAGCAGTGAAAGGAATAGATGATGCCAAGCCCAATCAAGCGACATAAGCCAGCGTCGGCCGTGGTTCGCACCACAGGCCAGCGTAACCTCAAGGTCAAGCAGCAAGCAAACGGACGCACATTGGCGCTCAATGGCGCGGCTTGGGGCCGCCTGCGTGCCTTGGTCATATCAGAGCAGCCATTGTGCGCGCAGTGCCAGCGCGAGGGCCGCATCGAGCAAGGCAATGAGGTAGACCATATCGACAACGACGCCACCAATAACGAGCGTTGCAATCTTGAGAACTTGTGTCACGCCTGCCACTCTCTCAAGACACAGCATGATCAGCACGGCAACTGGATGAAGGGCTGCGATGCGGATGGCATGCCGCTCGACCCGCACCACCACTGGAACAAAAAATCACCAGCAACTGAGCGCCCCGAACCGTCTGCTTCCCTTCACGCACGCATCCGCAGTTGAGCATTTCAGGATCCGATGGCGAATAGACCAACCCCTACCGCGATAAAGAAGCTGGCAGGCAATCCCGGAAAGCGTCCCATGAACGATTCCGAGATCGAGCCAACGACCGGCGCGCCTGACTGTCCGGATTGGCTTGTGGGCGACGCACGCGAAGAATGGAACCGCATTGTGCCGGAACTGGACCGTCTCGGCGTGCTGACCTGCGTCGATAACTCGGTGCTGATCGGTCATTGCGCAACCTATGGCGAAATTGTGGCTACGGTGAAGGCCGGCGAACCACTTAAATCGGCGCTGTTGGGACAGATGCGCGCCTACGCATGTGAGCTTGGCCTGACGCCAGCGGCGCGCGCCAAACTACAAAGCCCGAAGAAAGGCGGCAATGACGACACCGAAAAATTCTTCCAATAAAAAATCACTGCCCAATAAGTCGGAGCGGGAATTCTGGTACGACGCCGTGGCGGCAGATCGTGCCGTGGAATTCTTCGAGAAATGCCTGACGCACACCAAAGGCGAATGGGCCGGCCAGCCGCTGGTGCTTTCTGAGTGGCAATCAGAGAAGATCATCAAGCCGCTTTTTGGCTGGAAACGTGCCGACGGTACCCGCCGTTATCGCACCGCTTATATCCAAATTCCGCGCAAAGCTGGCAAGTCCACGCTGTCTGCCGGCATTGCTTTGTATTGCCTGCTGGCCGATGGTGAGGCTGGCGCGGAAGTGTATAGCGCTGCCGCTGACCGTGAGCAGGCGGCCATTGTGTTCGAAATGGCCCAGCAGATGGCAGACGCCAGCCCGCCTTTGCGCAGCCGTGTGCGGTCGTACAAGCGCAGCATCGTAGTGCAATCGACCGCCAGCAGCTACAAAGTGCTGTCTGCCGACGCCTATACGAAACACGGCCTGAACGCTTCCTGCATCATTTTCGATGAGCTCCACGCGCAACCAAACCGGGAATTATGGGACGTGCTGACCACCAGTACCGGAGCGCGCCGCCAGCCGCTGACCGTGGCCATCACCACAGCTGGATATGATCGACACTCGATCTGCTACGAACTCTATTCACACGCCTGCAAGGTGCGCGACGGCATTTTGATCGATGATTCATTTTTGCCCGTCGTGTATGAAGCAGAAAAAGACGACGACTGGCAAAAGCCTGAGACCTGGTACAAAGCCCATCCGGGTTTGGGAACATCCGTCCGCGAAGAATACTTGGCTGCTGAATGCCTCAAGGCAAAGCAGATGCCAGCCTACGAAAATACTTTCCGGCGCCTGATGCTGAACCAATGGACTGAGCAGGCCACTCGCTGGCTTGCGATGGACGCTTGGGACAAATGCGCTGGCGATCTGCCAGACTTGACCGGCATGAGTTGCTACGCTGGCCTCGACCTATCGACCACGACCGACATTAGCGCCCTTGTGCTGGCTTTTGGGATTGGTGCAAAAGTGCATCTGCTGCCATTCTTCTTTGTCCCTGAGGATGGCGTTAAGAAGCGTTCGGAGCGTGACCGCGTGCCGTATGACCTCTGGATCAAACAAGGCCATATTATCGCCACCCCAGGCGCCGTCATCGATTACGACTATATCCGGGCCAAACTCAACGAATTGGCCGAGCAGTACCAGATTAAGGAAGTTGCGATCGATCGATGGAACGCCGCCCAGCTTTCGACCCAGCTTACCGGCGACGGGTTTGAAATGATTGGGTTTGGCCAAGGCTTCGCGTCAATGAGCAGCCCTACCAAGGAACTCGAAAAGCGCGTACTGGCCGCCGAGGTCAACCACGGCGGCAATCCTGTCCTGCGCTGGATGGCTTCCAATGTCGCGGTGGAAATGGACGCTGCCGGCAACACCAAGCCAAGCAAGGCGAAATCCACAGAGCGCATCGACGGCATTGTGGCCGCCATCATGGCGCTGGGCCGACTGGGTGTGGATGCCGGAGAAACCGTATTTACCGACTATGAATTTACTTTTGTGTGACGTCGCCCCGTCACAAACATGGAGATTGAAATGATTACCCTGCAAGAAGCCAAAGCACACACTCGCGTGGATGAGGATATGGATCGGGAGGATTTGCAAATTTTGGATATGATTGCAACTGCCAAAGCGCACATTGAAAACTACCTTGGCCGCGCCTTTCCTGTCGGGGAAGACGTGCCGGCACCGGTGAAATCGGCTGCGCTGTTGCTGTTTGCGGATCTCTACGAAAACCGTGAAGGCCAGCAAGACGTCGTTCTGTACACCAACAGGACATTTGCGCTGCTGTTAAATCCCTACAGATTGATGAGCATCTAAACAACACCGCCCAATTAGTCCACAGAAAGTCCACAAACGAAAAAGCCGACCTCTAAGAGTCGGCTTTGTTCGCTGTAAGTGCTTGATTGCACTAACTAAATTCTGGTGGAAAGTGCAAGTTTCGAACTTGCGACCCCTGCAGTGTGAATGCAGTGCTCTACCCCTGAGCTAACCTTCCGTTTTGTTTCTCGTTTTATTTCCTCTTGCGCCGACCGCGTTGCAGAAAAACTGCTGCGCCGTGAAGCGGCCCGAATTATCTCACAGAACAATCGAAATAAACAAGCCTCTCGACACGCACTTAACTATTTTCTGTTTCCGCCGGTACCGCACGCCATACGCAAGCGCCCTTGACCTGCTTGTCGAGCCCGTCCAGCAAGGCTTCGTGCAAACCGATCTCTTCTTCGCCGGCGGGCTTGACGATGATATCGGCCAGCGGGGTCAGCGCCAGTTCTGCCAGTGAAGCGCCGTCTTCGTCGCTGTCGCCGAGGTCCATGGTCAGGGAATTCTGGCCGCGCGTTAGCGCCAGATAGACTTCTGCCAGCAAGGCGGCATCCAGCAAACCGCCGTGCAAGGTGCGGTGGGCGTTGGAAATACCGTAGCGGTCGCACAGCGCATCGAGCGAGTTGCGGCGGCCGGGATGGATTTCCTTGGCCATTTGCAGGGAGTCGATCACATTGCTGACGTGCTCCTTGAATGGCGGCAAGCCGAGCAGCTTGAATTCGGCGTCGAGAAAGCCGACGTCAAAGGTGGCGTTGTGGATGATGATTTCCGCATCGCGCACATACTCGATGAACTCGTTCGAGATTTGCGCGAACTTCGGTTTGTCGCTCAGGAATTCGGTGGTCAGTCCGTGCACCGCCAGCGCGCCTTCTTCCGAATCGCGCTCGGGATTGATGTACAGGTGCAGATTGTTGCCGGTCACCTGGCGGTTGAGCAACTCAACACAGCCGATTTCAATGATGCGGTCGCCGCTGCGCGCATTCAGTCCGGTCGTTTCGGTATCGAGAACGATTTGTCGCAT